TGTACCTGTACCAGTCCAAAATGAAGTACCGTTATCTTTTGAAACCTCATTAGCTTCATCGAAATTGTTAGCACCTCTTAACTCGTATTTGTAAGCATTCTTATCTGCTAAAGTAACTGATGTAATTAATTCATCTGTACTTAAAATTTTATCATCATAAAAATCGTTGCCGAAATTCATAAAGTAGATGTTTCTTAATCCACCTATACTATCTTTACAAGGCTCTAAACGCCCTAAACTTATATCACAAGCCATATTGTTATATTTTTTTATAAAAAAAAGGTGGCAGTTAGAAACGTACCACCTTTTTTAATGTTATTAATTAATTTACTAGTTAGCTGCGTTTGTGATACCGTACGTTACAATATCTTCAACAACTGCGTATTGAACACCTGCTGCTAATCTCATCACTACTCTTACGTTTTGTGAACCATCGATATCTGCCATGTCAATTACTTTAACCTCTTGCATATCGCTCATAAGTGATGCACCAAAGAATAAGTTAGACTTTTCAGCACAAACTGCTGTGTTACTTGGTAATCCGTTAGCTACGAAGATTTTAACACCATCAAATACTAAATCGCCTAATACTTGGTTAGTACCTTGTGCGTTAACACCATTAGCACCTAATCCTGCAGCAGCAAATCCACCTAACGCTCTTACATAAGCACGATAAATGTTTTGCGAAACGTAGATATATAAATCTTCTTTTCCGTATAAAGCGTCTGGAATAGCATCTACAATCTTACCTAATTCATCAATTACATTTGCAGCTGTTACTGTTGCACCTGCAATTTCTTGTGCAGCTGGTAAAGCGGCATCTACTTCTAATAAAGCAATAAAACCATCATACTCACCTGTATTTGCAGAATCACCTTGCCAAATGTTTTTCTCATTCTTTTCAGCTACTTTAGAAACTACGTGTCCTAGTAAATAATCTTGAAAAGTTGGTGGTAAGTTATCAAAAGCACTAAAGCCCATTGATATTGCTTCCCAATCGTTTCTAAAATCTTTTTTACAAAGTTGTAGGTTTACTTGTAATTCTTTTACCTCAAGAATTTTTTCTACAGATGTAATAGTTGAAGTTGCATCAAAATCACATGTTGCATCTTTTAAGATGTCATCAGTAGATAATTTCTTAATTACCTCTTTGAATTTAATGTTAGGTTTAACTTCTAAACCACCATTATCAATAGTAGAAGAAGATAGTAATGCTACGGACGTATATTGTCCTGCAAATTCACCTGCATAAGTTGTCGTTATACTTGTTGTTGTTGCCATGTTTAATTTTTATTAAATAATTTGTTAAATACTCTATCTTGTGTTGTTTGTGTTCTTTTTTGTGCGTAAAGATTTAAATTCTTTTCGCTTTTTGTTTCTGGGTTGTGAACTATTGGTTTAACTTCTTCTGAAAGTTCAACCTCTACTTTAGCCAACTCTTGTTTTGGTGCTTTAAGTTCAGCAATTTCATTTCTTAGTTTTTCGATTTCACTAAAAAACATTTCTTTGCTAATGCTTTCAACTACTTTCTTAGCTGTTGGCTCTGCTGCCATTTCTGGTTCTGCAACTTCTTCAACTGGTTCAGCAACTTCTTCTTCTTTTGCTTTAACCTCTGCAATTACACCCTCTTCTGAAATTACTACCATTCTACCATCTTCAAGTTCATACTCACCGACTGGCATAGGTATTCTTTCCTCTTCTGTAACTATAAACACATCGTTTTGTGGTTCAAAGCTTTCTGCTTCGATTATAGTTCCATTTTCTAGTTTCATTTGCTCTAGCTTAACCTCTAAACCAAGCAAAGTTTTAACTTTGTTTAATGTTTCTTTTGGATTCATTTACTTCTATTTATTAATTATACATTTATTTAATCTTCTGTTTCATTTTTGCCCTGTCCTGTTGTCTGTCCTATGCCTTGTTTCCAATATTCTGGTGCATCGCAGTCTTTACAACAATCAATGCAATACGTGTTTTTACAATAGCAATAAACGGCTCTACTCATCGCATAACTTTTTAATTATGGTTAGTAAACCCATAGCTTCATCGTCTGTCATATCTGCAACATCTTTATCACATAAATCAATGACTTCATCTAATGCGCTTAAATCTTCTTTTTTGTCTGAAAATATACCCTCAATACTTAACCCTAAATAAGTGCCTTTCTTAACATCTTGCCATACATCGTCATTATCTACTTTCATAACAACTACCCACGCACCCTCGACTGCATTTAAGCCATATAAATTTGACTTGTCATTTTTAGCATCTTCAACTATCCAACTTTCAACTACGCTAACACCCTCTGTGTTTGATTCGTGTTCTAAAGTTGTATTATTAACCTTTAGTTTTTTAAGATATAAATGTGATGCTTGTCTAACTGTGTCTTTAGAAAAGACTATATTAAATTCTTTGTCGCCTGCTTTACGGTAAATCTTTTTATCTGGCACTAATGCCAATCCAACTATAACACGCTTTTCGTCGTCAATAGATTTGAACTCTACTTTGTGCTTAGATAGTGCAACAAAGTTTTCCTCTATTGCTGGTTGCTTAACAAATGAAATAGCATCAATGCCATCTTCTACTTTGCTCTCGTCTATGTATAACTCTATTGTCTGTAAGTCCTCCATACTAATATTACATTTATTTTATTTTTTGTTACAAATTTGTATATCTAAATTTATTTTTTATCTTTGTTAAACATTTAAGACTTCAAAACCTGGTAGTTAAAAAAGTCTATTTTAAAATATTAAAGAGTTGCTGTTTTCAGTAGCTCTTTTTTTATTACCCTAAAGTTGCTGTTTCAACTATGTTGTTATCAAAGCCTTGCTGTGTAGTTACTTGACTGGCCACAACAAATGCTTGGACTGGTTGTTGTTCGTTTTGTCCTAAACTTTGCGCTAATTGATTTGTGCCTGTTTGTCCTACTATGTTAAACGATGGTGCAGCTGCACCTCCACCACCTCCACCAGATAATCCACCTCCTGCACCAGATGGATTTTTAGATTCTGAATTAATTGCTTGTATGCTTTTAGCTGAACTTGCCAAAGTAGATGCAATAGATAAAGCACCTTTTACTGTGTTTACTGCTACAAATGGCATACCACCTGTTAATGGTGAAGCTGCTATTGCTTTAGCATTTGCTGCACCTATTCCAGATACTGTTTGGCTTACAGATTGAAATGCTGTTCTTGCCACATCTGCTATTGCTAACGCTTTGGATATTTTTTGCATTTTCTTACCACCACTAGATAATATATTTTGCAAAGCATCGTAATTATTTCTGTATTCCGTTTCTTTTGCTTTAGCTAATTCTTCTGCTATTCTTTTTTCTTCTTCGGCTGTTTTTGTGTCGGTTAATATTTTTTCTTCTGCTATTATATTTTCCCAATATTTTTTTACTTGGTATTTTTGTTCTTCTGTTGCATTTAAAAAATCTAATTCAGCTAACGCTCTTGATTGTTCTAATTCTAATTTTTGTAATTGTGTTTGTGCAGCATCTTCTTCTTCTTTAGCCTTAAATTTATCTTGAATAGCTTTAATAGCTTGTAATCTTTTTGCTTCATTTTCAGTAGCTGTTTTATTTTCTGCATCTAATTTATCTTGTATCGCTTTTCTTTCGGCTTCTAATTCTGAATTAGCTTCTCTCCTTGCAGTAGTTACTTCGGCTGTTAATGCCTTTTGCTTTCTTAATCTTGCAGTTTCTAAATTAATTACTCTTGCTCTTAAATTAGCTTCTTCGTCTAAGTCTGCTTTAGTACTTTTACCTAATGCATTCTCTGCTACTTTTGCGCTTAATCTTAAATTTGCTGCTTGTATTTCTCTTTTAGTTATTTCTTCTTCTATTTGTGCAGCCTTTTCTAATGCCTTAATTCTGTCCTCTACTAATACATTTTCTTTATCGGCTGCACTTTCTCTTAATTCTGCTATATCTCTGTTTGCTTTCGCTCTAGCCACAATTAAAGCACGTTCTGATTTGTCTGCTTTTGCCCTTTTATCCGCAATATTTGCAGCGATATTTGCTTCTTTTAATGTTTCTTTTGCAAAGTTTTTAACCGCTTCTGTTGCTTCATTAAATGAATTTGTAATACTATCCACACCTAACGCAACTTTTCCAACTGCATCAGCTGCAACCTTACCAGCTTCTGAAAATTCACCACTAAATAATAAGGTTATTGCTTTGCCTAATTTAGGTAATAATTCTAGTAACCCCTCAAATCTTGTTATTATGTTATCTTTAATTAAATTAACAAAATCCTTTATAGCTTTTTTAGGGTTTTCAAATGCAGATATAATGTTTTCGCCTAAATCTGCAATAAGGTCTAAAAACTGACCTGTTACAGCACCTATAACACCCATTAATTTAGCAAATTTGTTTTGCCCTTCTTCACTTCTTTTAAACGCTTGTACTATTGCAAGTATTCCAATAGCCAATGCACCAATACCAGAAGCTATAATCGCAACTCTTAAAGATTTAAAGCCTGTTGCAACATTTGAAACAGCACCTTTAAATGCTGTAAATTTAGAAACAGCACCACCAGATACTTTGTCTAAAGTACCACCCATTTGTTGACTGGATTTACTTGTTTCTTTTACTTCTTTGTTTAGATTGTCAACGCTTTTATTTAAATCATTAACACCTTTTTTTGCACTTGAAGTGTTAACTTTAATGTTAATTACCTTTTCTTCTGCCATTTTAAATCTCTTTTAAATTGTTTAAACCCTTTTTTTAATGTTAATGGCAATTCATTTTTACCCTTTGCTATCTCGACGTTTTCGCTAACATTGTGCCAATCGTCTAATCTTAATAGTTCTAATATCATTCCTCTTGTCCTATGTAAAAAATTGGTTCTTTTTGTTTGTCATTTACTTGTATTCCTGCGTATCTAAAATCAGTACTTCCATTTTTTGAAATGCTAAATGTTATCGATGCTATGTTGTTATTTACCGATACATTATCTACATTAACCCATGTAGTACCGAAGCCTAAATCTACTACATTAACATTACCACCAACACCGAAGTATTGTATAGTATCTGTAAATTCTTGTGATGGATAATTAGCTTCTTGTGGCTCAAATAAAGAAGAACGTAATACATCAGTTGCTAATGGTGCATCATAGATATCATTAATTAACTCTAACTCATCTTTTCTATTGGTTAGATTAGATGTTATCTTATTAATAATATACCTTGTATTTTTAATTACTAGCCTATCGTTTAATTTAAGGTTGTTTAAAA